CTGGTAAGAGTACTTTTGAATTAGGTGGTAAGGAATTTCCTGTTAAAGAAAACGACCCAAAATGGATTCAACACGCACACGTTAAAAAAGGCGGACTACATAAAGCTTTACATGTACCACAAGGAGAAAAAATTCCTACTGCAAAGTTAAATAAAGCTGTACACAGCAAGAACCCTCATACTCGTCACATGGCACAATTTGCAAAGAACGTTCAAGAGGCATTAGAAGAAAACTTTCAAGAAGCTAAACCAGCTCCAGCTCCAACCCCAGCCCCAGCGCCGGCAGCTCCTGCCCAAGCAGGTGGCGACGACCACGCTGGCTGGGCTAAATCCCTGGATCCAAAAACCGATCCTAAGGCTTTTGACGGTGCATCAAACCCAGCTCTTAAGCTTGATACAGAAGGCGTTGCTAAGGCACGCGAATGGATTAAAAAGCTTGATGATATGGCGACATTCATTAACGGTGCTGATGAAAATAGTTTAAATGCTCAAATTAATGCGTTAGAAATGCGTAACTCTATTCCTTTTAAAGGTATTGTACGTCGTGAAGAAAAGCGTATTACTAAGTTAGCTGAAAATTTACGCGGCTTAGCAGAGCTATTTAAGACTGTTGTTACAAGTTCTGGTAAAAAGATTCACGACGCTACTAGCAAGATAACATCTCGCTAAACAGGTCTTTTGATCTGAGAGTATTGTATTAATCCTCTCATACCCTTATACGTGTTTTGTACAATATTAGTATATTGTATTTCGTTCTGTTCTTGTTTAGTACAGAGTTCGTTTAAATCTTTATATTGACTGTATTCTTTAGGCCAAATAAATACAGACTCTCCTTTATCTAAGAGCTCTTTAGTTACTTTATAAGAAGTCTTATCTACCCACTGATTATCTAGTACATAAACTAATTCATGCATAGGATAGGACTTACGTATTAATTCTAACTGCTCTTGAGTAGGGTGTATACCAGCTAATGCTACACTATTACGTAAGAACATAGCATCAATAGGACCTTCCTGTAAAAATATATATTCTATATCAGGAGATACTTTATCTAAGTTAAATACTCCTTTATCACTATTAACTTTAGACAGATACTTTGCCTTATCTTCATCTTCTTTATATAAAGCTCTAGATTGATATGTTATAATTTTACCCTCTGTATTATAGAACGGAAACACTACTCTATTTTTATGGGTCATATCAGTTAAACTTAACCAGAGTGTTTTAGGTTTATTAATAGCGGTGTTTAAGCGTCTCTTATTAATAAACTCAAGAGCATCCTTAACTACCTGGTTCTCTTTATAAAATGATACCTGATTAATGTCAAATAAGTTAATACTATCGTAGGGTAAGGGATTAGGATTAGCTTTCTTGTAAAAATCTGACTTCTTAATAAGCTCTTCAACAGTATCTGAATGGCTGCCAGACTCTGCTAGTATTTCACTAACAGATAAACCAGTCATATCTTTTATAAACTCTAATCCGTTTTTACTTTCACTGCAGTTATGACAAAATAAGTGATCATCTTCAGCGATGTAGTAAAATCTACGTTTCTTACCTACACTCTTACCTTCATGACAGTATGGACATTCCCCAGCATACGTGTTAGTATTCTTTCTAAACACAGGTCTCTTCGCATATTGGAAGAAGGTCTGTATTACGAAGTTTTGAGGAATAATCATAAAGTAAATATAGTATATGGGTGTTTCAAAAAATAACAAGTATATTCAGGGAATTTATTCACCTATAAATAAAAATAAATACATGGGTTCAAGTAATCCTGTATACAGATCTGCATTAGAAAGAGATTTTTTCTTGTTTTTTGATCAAAACCCTAATGTAACTGCATGGGCAAGTGAAGGAATAGTGGTGCCTTATTATAATGATGTTGATCATAAAGTGCATAACTATTATGTAGATTTAATAGCAGCTATCAAGCAGAAAGATGGTACTGTACAGAAGTATTTGATAGAGCTAAAACCGCATGCACAGACTTTACCACCGGTACAGTCAAATAAAAAGAAAAAAAGCACTGTCTTGTATGAACACTTAATGTACCACAAGAATCAGTGCAAATGGAAAGCCGCGAGTGATTACGCGGCTAAAAAAGGTATGAAATTTATTGTTCTTACCGAAAAATATCTTATAGCTCAGTAGGATCAACTGGCTCATCGCGCATATTGATCTTAGGTTCATTGTAATCAATCTCGCCCGGTTCTTCCTCTGGTTCGTCAGCAGCTACTTTCCTGCCCGGACGTCCCTTAGTCTTAAAACCATGCATTTTATATAATGCTTGACGAACTCTATCATACTTTGCAGCGAGTTCTGCTTTACGTAAAGCTTCTGGATCAGGTTCTTGTTCTTCTCCACCACCAGCTTGTGCATCAGCAATTGCTGCTTTAACAACTTCTGGATCTAGATTAAGAGGTGTTTCTTCAGAATTTTGAGAACCAATAGCAGCCATTACTTCTTCAGGTGTTGCGCCTGGGTTGTGTTGTAAATAGGTTGCAACTGCATCTTTAGTCCTAAGAGTATCTGGTAATTCCTTATATTTCATACCAGCTGGTTCAGCAGCAGGAGCTACTTGAGGTGCTGCACTAGCTCCACCCTTGTTAACCATCTGACGTGCTTTCCAGTAAGGCATACCTTGAGCAACGAGCTTTTCAATTTCAGGGTTCTTTGGCTTAGCCATCTCTAAATCGAGAGTGTTTTCAGCAATATAGTTAATAGCATCATCAAATTTCATAGGATATAATACTTACTATAATTTGAACTGTTTCTTATCCGTAATACCTAGTTGATCGGCAAGTAATTGTTGCTCTACTATATCTTTTTGTATTAAGGAATCCTCTTCTCCAAAAAACTCACATTTATCGTTAATATAAAGATTGATCATTGCAATGCGTTCTAATGGAGTACCGTATACAGGTATAATAGGCGGGCAATCATCTGCATCAAAAAAACCAGACTTACCGCTTTCCCAAGCCTTAAATAGACCGTCAAATATTAAAGCAATTTCTCCACGATAAATCGGATCAATGTCTCTATTCTCTTTAGTCTGAAGGAGTACGTCGTTTTCTTTAGTTAGAGGAATATAAAAAATAACAGAATAAAACTTAATCGCTTCCCGTACTTGCTTAACACATTTATCAATAAATGCTTCGTCAATATCCCCTAAACCTTTTTCAAAAAGCCATAAAGAATAAACTAAGTTATCGATAGGGGTACGATCAAATATTAGTTTTTTCTTACCGTAATTAGCCATTGCTTCATCTACAAGAAAATTGAGTATAGTTTCTTGAGATTTTTTATTACCCTCTTTATTGATTTTTAGTTTTTTACTCTTGATAAGATCTCGATACGATTTTTCTGGACGAGTAAGCTGAGGCCATTGTAGTATCATATCATCAACAAGTGTTGACTTGCCGACACATTGGGTACCAATAACACCTATTTTGCTAAGTTTAGAGTGACTCATTTTTTAAATTTACGCTTTATACTGATATTGGCAACCTCATCATCTGATGATGAGGTCTCATCATCTTCAGGTGGTTGACCGGTTTCCACATCTACCCAATCAAGAACGCAATTGTCGGGTGGGTTGTAACCTATAGCTTTAACAAAAGCATTAAACTCTTCTGATAGTTCTTCTAAGCTTGCTTGACCATCAAAAGTGATTTCAACTTTACGAGGTGTACCGACGTTAATATCATCTTTAGTGTGTATTAACGTGTATATAAATTTTATCTCTTGCTTCATACTACCTCCTCGACAATGCCGAGAAGTTCAGCAATTACTAATAAAGCACCAGCAGCAGTTGTATGTCCTGCAAATAAAGCACAACCCGCAAGAATGCGGATAATGCTTTTGCCTAAGCTGATGTAGAAGTGTGATTTTGGATCTGGATTGTAACTCATATATTATACTTTAAGGGCTTTGTCCCAAACCTGCAAGTGCATTCTGTTTGAGAATTTAAAATTATATTTTTTACATAGTTCAGCTACTACAGGTCCAACTTCTAGTAGTTCTTTACGACTACCGCACATTGGCATAATCCATACTTGACTTGAACGTACAGCTACTTCAGGATTATTAAGGTAGTTTTCTAGTACTTCATTCAAGTCTGATTCTTGTTTAGCTACAAACTTAAAACAAGCATCATGTACAGCCAAATAGCGTAATACTTCTGGTTTATAACGTTTATCAGTAGGATCTCCGTTGCTAGATAGTTTAGGGGAAGTAGTATATGTTACATGTACACCAATACGAGACCATTCTTCATCTGGCATAATAGTACCGTTAGTTTCAAAGTCTATATGTAATGTAGGTCTACCAATATCTTCCATTGTTAATGTTCTGCTATAGTTTTTAAACCCCCAACGATCTCTAATAAACTTAACAAACAACAATAAGTTCTTTTGTTGAATAAAAGGTTCACCACCGGTTAACTTAAGTAATGCGCCTTCTTTTAAACGTTCATGATAGTCGTTCTTTTCAAAGAGTTGTGCTACTTCTTCGAATGTCATTTTATTCTTCTTAGACCAGCTAACGTAGCTATCACAACCGTTTGGCGAGTCTTCACTCTTAAAACCAATACAGGTTAAGTTACACATAGCCATTCTCATAAACACTGAAGGATAGCCAATATAACGGCCTTCACCTTCTAAAGTATAGAATACGAAATCGTCTGAAATAAATAAAGTTGTATTAGGATCAATATTAGACATATAGTTATTATACGGTTTTTTCAAAAATTGCACTGTTACCTTCGTGTTCCCAGACTTCTACTTTTTCACACCAACAACGACCTTGAGTTAAATCATCAACATAGTCATTAGCCATATTATAACAAAACTCAGCGAATCGTTCAATACCTACACCATCTTCCATTACGACTAATTCGATTATACGTTTTTGAGCTAAAAGTTTAAATGTTTCAAGTTCCGGATCATTTATTGCAACAACAGTCTTATGATCGAAGGTTTCTTCTAATTTAGTCTTAAGCTCTTTTAAAGAGCCGAAATCTACTACCCAGTTATTATTATCTAGGTGATTGCAGCTAAACCAAAACTTAGCTTGTAAACGATACCCATGAATAAACCTACAGTGGCTTCTTGCATAGGGTTGACGAAAGGCAGCACTGCCCAACGGTATAACTTTAGTTGATGTAAATTTACCCATACCTTATGGTATAGGCGTAAAAATATTTTTCAACTTAAATTAGGTCTTTAGTATGCTTACTAATCCACTCTTCTAAGATTAGTGGTTTAATGTCGGGTGGAGTAGAAATAACAGCATTACTTTCATCATCTGAATCAAACAAATATCTTTGTATTTCTCTTTTTTCTTCTTTACTTGGAATATTAATGTATAAATCCGATCTCTTATCTTTTATAACTTTATTACCAGCTAAAACTATATCTACACATTTAACTACAATAAACTCATTGACAATATTATAGTTTGCAAGTATATCTATAAACTCTCTTTTATTCTTATTACTTTTAAAATAAAGAAATAATGGTACATCATCACTGTTGTATTTCTTGTTTTTGTATTTAAGTACCACGCAAATATTTACCATCTTTGTAAATAATAATATGGCTGCACGTAAAAATATTATAAATATTAAAGAAGCTGTGGATTTACCCCCTCCCCCACCAATCCGTTTTAACGTGCAACAACCACCTGCTATGGTATCTTACCAGCAGTATCACAATAGTCAGTTTCAACTAACTCCAGATTTTATCAACTACATTAAAAGCGTAGAGAACGGAGTTAAAGCAGGTTTTAAACACGGTATGTGGCATCCTCATAAAAGTGTAGAGGGTGGTACAGATACTATTGCATATGGTCATAAACTTCACCCAGGAGATAACTATTCACGTGGTATAACCGACGCTCAAGCAACAGAACTACTAAAGAAAGATATTACAGCTGCAGCAGACAGAGCGAGACAGATTACTAATTTCAGATTCGGTCAAGGTGCTTGGGAGCGTCTTGATAATACTAAAAAAGAGATGTTAACTGATTTCGCTTTTAACGGTGTGTTAGCAAAGTTCCCAAAGTTTCTAGACGGGGTTGTAACAGGTAATGATAATGAAGTAAAAGCACAGTACATACGCCATGTCAATGGCAAAGAACTAACAGGCCGTAACCAAGCTTTTGCTAACAGATACTTAAATTAAGCTTTACCTGCTAGTCGGTTAAGTATGTCCATAACACCACCTGGTTTGTCTTTATTATCAACAGTGACAGGCATGGTGAGTACTTTAACATCATCTTCAGTAACTGAGTTTGGGTTGTTACGTACATTCATTATAGCATCCTTAGCAATATCTAAAAGCTCTGTTTCCCAGTTTTTAATTTCTGTTGGACTTTGAGGTGCAGGCTCTCCTGTTTTAGGTGGTGGTTGCGGACCACCAGTTGTGTCTAATCCCTGAGCAGGAGTCGCTGCAGGTGCAGCTGCTGGAACTTGCTCGCCAGGTCCAGCTTCAAGCAACTTAAGAAAAATATCGTTTGCTATTTTATCAAATTTTTTCATATTAAACAGCAGGTGTAACGCCTGAAGGAACACTAACACCAGAAGATGTGCCGCTTACACCACCAGTAGACGAACCAGCCTGTGCAATCTTTTGCAACAAAGTTTGAAGTTTAGTAGGGTCCTTTAAAGCATCAGGTCCGTCAGGGTGAGCCATTAAAGCACCATAAAGCTGTGTGTCGTAGTTGGTCTTAGCTGTATTAATACCACTTACACCTTGTGCAACACCTTGAGCAACAGCTTGAGGGTTAACATCCTCAGAAATTTGATCTAATAACGTTAAAAACTTACTTTTTGGCTTCATTTCAATATATTTACGACTTTTTTGCATATTTGCACTTGATTTTATTTGGCAATAAAGTAATATAAAGTGTCGTCGGTTTAAGGAGTATACCACATACAATAGAAATTATATGTTAATGTTTGTGGACTCAGGAGCAGAGCTCCTTCGTCTCGTCTTGCAGACCTTTTACTCAGTTCGCTGCGCTCACTATATATTATATAATATATAG